CGGCGCTGGGCGTGCCCTATGGTTCCATGACCGGCGACACCGCCAAGGGGAACTTCTCCAACACGCGGATCAGTCTGATCGAATTCCGCCGCCGCATCTCGGCCTTCCAGCATTCGGTCATTGTCTTTCAGCTGTGCCGCGCGGTCTGGGCGCGCTGGATGGATATGGCCGTGCTGTCGGGCGCCTTGGACCTGCCCGGTTATGACCAGAAGCGGCGGCAATATCAGTCCTGTGCCTGGCTGCCGACCAAATGGGACTGGGTCGATCCGATGAAGGATGCCTCGGCCGAGATCCTGCAGATCGAGGCGGGCCTGAAATCCCGCACCCAAGCCATCTCGGAGCGCGGCTACGACGCGGAGCAGGTGGATCGGGAAATCGCTGCCGAACGCAAACGCGAAGCTGCGCTGGGTCTCGACTTCCGTCGTCCGGGGTCACCTGCGCAGGGGCCGGGCGCGCAAAAGACCGGTGCGACCAGTGACGGCGGTGATGGCGCTGTCCGGCCAGACGACACCACAGACCGCGATCCGCCGGAAGATGCCGACGAGCAACCCGATCCCAAGGAGGGCGCATGATGCACCACGCCCAGATAGCCCAGCGCGCCTTCAACACCCCCCTTATGGTGGACCCGGCCAAAGCGCTGGCCTTACTGTCCGGGCTGGGGCCACGCATTACCGGGCAGGAAATCAGCTTCCAGGGGCTGGAGGTGGAGAGCGCTGACCAGACTGCCGCCGCCCTGCCCGCCCGGGCCTCGCTGTTCGGCAATGACCTCGCCCAGCGGCACCAGCGCAACGGCAGCCAGCCCTTCGCCCTGATCGACGGCATCGCAGTGATCGAGATCGCGGGCACGCTGGTCCATCGCGGCGCCTGGATCGGCCAATCCTCCGGCCTGACCTCCTATGAAGGCATCTCCGCGCAACTCCAAGCGGCACTCGACGATCCCGGCGTGCGCGGCATCGCGCTCGACATCGACAGCTTCGGTGGCGAGGTTGCGGGCGCCTTTGATCTGGCCGACCGCATCCGGGCCTCCCGGGCGCAGAAGCCTGTCCACGCCTTCGTCGCCGAACATGCCCTGTCGGCGGGTTATGCCCTGGCCTCCCAGGCCGACCGTATCGTCCTGCCCCGCACCGGCGCGGTCGGCAGCATCGGCGTGGTGGCGCTGCATACCGAAATGAGTGGCGCCCTCGATCAGAAGGGCATCGCCGTCACGCTGATCCATGCCGGTGCCCACAAGGTCGATGCGAACCCGTACCAGCCGCTTCCGCAAGCAGTGCACGACCAGATGCAGCGCGAACTGGAGGTGGTGCGGTTCCTCTTCGCGGAAACCGTGGCCGCGGGGCGCGGGGATCGTCTGACCCAAGCGGCCGCGCTAGCCACCGAAGCTGGCGTCTTCCGCGGCGCTGAGGCCATCGCCGCCGGTCTGGCTGATGATCTTGCCGATCCCGTCACAGCTTTCCATGCCTTCGCCGCCGCACCCCGCGGCACAACCTCCCCCAGCAGAAAGGGTCCACAGATGACCAGTATCCCCGCCGACACCCCCGTCCCGACGACCACCACCGTGGCGACCGCACCGGCCTCGGCCGAACATCCCGCTCCAGATCAACCCTCACCGCCCACCAATCCTGCACCCGCGCCCGTTGTGGCATCTACGCTTCCGGTTCCAACAGAGGCCCAGATCCCCGCGCCCGCAGCTCGGGCACCCGATGCCGACGCCATTCGCGCCGAAGCCGCCGAGGTGGCGCAGGTCTGTGCGCAGGCCGCCCGGCTTGGGCTTCAGATCGACGCCTCCGAGGCTGTCACCAAGGGTCTGAAACCCGACGCCCTGCGTGCCCGGGTACTGGCCGATCTTGCAGCGCGCAGCGATGCCGCAGGCATCATCGCCACCGCCCCGGCCGCAGCCGCCGCGAAAGACAGCCCACTCATCGCCGCCGCCCGCAAGGTCGCGGCCGATGCCGCACGCTGAACACGACGACCTCCCCACTCCCAACCCGGAGACTGACCCATGCCCGTCCTGACCCAACCGCTGAGCCCCGGCGATGTCCTCAAATACGAGGTCAATCCGAACTACACCCGCGAAACCGTGACCCTCCTGATGGGCATGCCCTATCCGGTCGGCGCGGTGCTGGGGAAGATCACCGCGTCGGCCAAGTACAAGCTGGCGACCAGCGGCGGCAGTGACGGGGCGCAGACCGCAACCGCCGTGCTGCTGCATGCCGTCGATGCCACGCTCGCCGATGCCACCGGCATCGTCGTGGCCCGTGGGCCGTCCATCGTCTCTCGCGCCGGGCTCGCCTACGACGCCACCGTCGATGACGCGGCCAAGATTACCACCAAGCTCGGCCAGCTGGCCGCCGTCGGCATTGTAGCCCGCGACGGCGCCTGACGCGCCACGCCACGCCCCATTCGCCCCTCTCCTTCCCCCACATTCCCTGGAGCCCTTCCATGAACGCCATCATCCGCAACCCATTCGACGCTGGCGGCTATTCGCTGGCCGAGATGACGCAGGCCATCAACATCCTGCCCAACCTCTATACCCGCCTCGGCCAGATCGGCCTTTTCCGCTTCGAGGGCGTGACCCAGCGCAGCATCGTCATCGAACAGTTCCAGGGCGTGCTGAGCCTCCTGCCCTCCGTTCCGCTTGGCGCCCCGGCCACTGTCGGCACCCGTGAGGGCCGCTCGATGCGAAGCTTCGCCCTGCCCTGGATCCCGCATGACGATGTCATCCTGCCCGGTGACATCCAGGGTCAGCCCGCGCTGGGCGTCTCCGACGCCGCAGACCCGCTGGTCGAAGTGATGAACCGCAAGCTGCAGCTGATGCGCCGCAAGCACGCCCAGACCCGCGAATACATGGAGATGAACGCGCTGCGCGGCATCGTGAAGGACGGCGCGGGCACGACCCTTTACAACTACTTCACCGAATTCGGCCTGACGCAGATCTCGGTCGATTTCACCCTCGGCACGGCGGGGACCAATGTGCAGGGCAAGGTGCGCGAGGTGCTGCGCGCCATCGAGGACAATCTCCTTGGCGAAAGCATGATCCGCGCCCATGCGCTGGTCAGCCCCGAGTTCTTCGACAAGCTGATCAGCCATCCCAAGACCGAGGACGCCTACAAGTTCTATTCCGCCACCGGCGGCCAGCCCCTGCGCGAGGATGTCCGCCGCGCCTTTCCCTTCGCAGGGATCCTCTTCGAGGAATATACCGGCAGCGCCACGCTTTCGACCGGCACCGCGGAACGCTTCCTGCCCGCAGGCGAAGGGGTCGCCTTCCCGATCGGCACCTTCGACACCTTCACCACCTATGGCGGCCCGGCGAACCTGCTCGAGGCCGCCAATACCGTCGGCCTGCCGCTCTATGCCCGCCAACATCTCGACGAGAAGGGCCGCTGGATCGACCTGATGACCGAGGCTTCGATCCTGCCGGTGAACAAGCGACCGCGGCTTGCGATCCGCCTGCATACGTCGAACTGACGGCATCCTCCATGTCGGTGTTCGAGGCGGCGCTCGGCCGCATCTTCGGCAATCCCGCGATGGCGGTCGCGGCGGTGTGGATCTCCGCCACCACCTCCGAGGAACGCCCGATCCGGGTGATCCGCCGCGCCCCGGACCGGATCACCGAGTTCGGGGCCGGGCGCTTTGTCAGCGACAGCATGATGGTGGATGTGCGGCTGTCGGACCTGCCCGATCCCCGGCCGGGCGATCTTCTGGTGATCGGCGCGGATAGCTTCATCCTCCAGGGCGAGCCGGTGCGCGACCGCGAACGCCTGATCTGGACGCTGGACCTGCGGCCATCATGAGGTTGAAGATCGCGTTCGATCCCGACCTCGTCGCCCTGATGCAGGCGGAAATCGCTGCCGGTGAAAAGGCCGTCACCGCCGCCATGCGCGCGGCAGGCACCGACCTGAAATCCGCCTGGCGCAGCCAGATCACCGGCGCAGGCCTAGGCACCCGGCTCGGAAACTCGATCCGCCTCGCGACATATCCGAAGGCCAGCGACAGCCTGAACGCGGCGGCGCTGGTCTGGTCCAACGCCCCGGTGATCATCGGCGCGCATGACACCGGCCCGCTGATCCGCTCGAAGGATGGATTCTGGCTGGCGATCCCGACGCCAGCGGCAGGCAAGAGCACGAAGAGCGGCCGCATCACCCCCGGCGAATGGGAACGCCGCACCGGGCTGCGGCTGCGGTTCATCTACCGTCGCAGGGGGCCAAGCCTGCTGGTGGCCGAGGGGCGGCTGAATTCGAAAGGCCGGGCCTTGGCTTCCAGGTCGAAGACCGGGCGCGGGGTGGCAACCGTGCCGATCTTCCTGCTGGTGCCGCAGGTCAGGTTGCGCAAGCGGTTGGATCTGGCGCGGGATGCCGAGCGTGTGGTGGACGAGGTGCCGAGGCGGATCTTGGCGGAGTGGAAGAGCGAGCATCCAAAGTGAAAGTGGTGTCTTCATATAAACATAGCCGACATCGAACGGACGTGCAGGTCGCATCACAGCATTGCATCGAGTGGAGGCATCTCCTGACGATCAAGGGCGCAGATGACCACGCATGCAGCTGGAAGCATGACATGCAAACGGCGTGTCGATCAGTTAGCGCCTCCAGAGACCTCGATCACTTTTTCCAGCGTTACCACGAAAAAAGTTGACTATTTCGCAATCATGCGCATCTAAGGTACACGAGTTCGCTGCCCATCGGCTTCGAACCAATCGAGGTTTCGGTCGCTGAACCAGAGTAGCAAATCAGCGACCACCCTACACTCCGAAGGCGGATCTGCAGTCAGCCAGCGTCCAGGCAGGCGAGGTTCGGATCTTTCCGATACTGTTGTCGGCATGGTAGCAGGTGATGAACTTCGCCTTTATTGAATTGTCCCTTCTAAGCCCAAAGCCCAAAACCACGACGAAGTCGCCATAGGCAACTGTTGCCGATCGTGTTGGTTCATAGGCTTTTTTGACTTTCAGGTACCCTTGATACCAGTCGGCGCGAGGCTCCAGCAGCGTTTTACTGATCCAGTCAATGCGCTGTGCACGGGCAAGTGAAAATGCATCTTTAGTACCGTCGCGACGAGTCGATTCGTAGAAAGCGTGGGCGAAGTCGTGCGCGCCGAAATAGACGCGGATGCCATCACGAGTGAGGATCGTGCCCCGCACATACTGATCAATGAAATGCTGCCGATAAGCGGCTTCATCCGCCAACGTTCGCAGAGCAGGAAGTGGCATTACCACCCTCCCTGAAGATTGATCTTAAATATGTTGACCTTCTTTGCGTTCCGAAACGTCGGAGCGAGTGCCTTTCCAAGCCGTTCCTCGATCTCGAGTACCAACCGTTCCTTCGCTGACCCGGCGCTTAAGGTGCTATTCGCTCGAGCACTCACAGCGCCGAGCAGAAGGTCACAGAACTGAATCAGTACCACTTCACGAGAAGGCAGGGCTTGCACGCAATGCACTTCGGCCCAGAGGTTTGCATTTGAAAGCACCCTTCGGAGGGTTTGGAAGCGTTCTGGATCACGATTCGACTTCAAATCGCAGAATATCCGATACTCGTTAAAATCCTGAATCCACTGGTGCAGTAACTGATAGTAAAACTTGTAGAATCCGAGTTCCTGATCGCCGTTGTGGCGGCCAAAATCTACATGCTCGCGCTCAACCATTATGCAACGAAAACGTAAGTTCTCTCCGTGCGCAAAGAACAGGTCGATCAAATCCAGAAAGAAGCTCAGTTTAGACGGAGAAACCTTACTCCACTTAATCTCTCCCCAAGCTTGGTGCTTAACGCGAAGCTCCTTAATCTTTCCCTTCAGCTCATCCCGCAATGTGTCAGGCAGCCAAAGGCTCCCAATCATCAAGTGACGGGCCTTCGGCTTCTGAGAAGTAAAGAGGTCAGGAAATGCCTCGTCACAATATACTTCGAACTTCATGGTGCCTGCCCCCAGACGTCACGCGCGCGCCTTAAGTCGCCGGTCTTATAGGTTGGTTGGGGTGTCGACGTCCACAGCTTGTGGCAATGCAGTCGTCGCCAGATCACCACGCAAGTGCAGCGCTAAGGTTCAGCGGGAATCGCGTACTGACCCAAGTCCAACAACGTACAACGCACAAAGAGCAAATGCCCACCACCCGCGAAACCGTCGTCGCCGCGCTGCACGCGCGGCTGCAACCCCTTGCAGCCCATGTTCTGCGTGACGAAGTGCTGCCCGAACGGATCCCGGCGGCAGGGCTGATCATCCTGCGCGATGGCCAGCCCGGCGAGCCGGAGGTCACGCTGTCACCCCTGCGATATCACTACCAGCACCGCGCCGAGCTGGAAGTCGTGGTCCAGGCCCCGAATGGCCGAGCCAGTGCCTTCGATGACCTGATTGCCGCCATTGGCACGGCGCTGGCGGCCGACCGCACACTGGGCAACCTCTGTGACTGGGCTGAACCCGAAGCCCCGGCGTCGGTCGACCTGCCCGTCGAGGGCGCTGCTGCCCTGAAGGCGGCGGTGATCACCGTCGTACTGCACTACACCACCACCGGCCCCTTGGCCTGACACACCCAACATTGAGGAGACCCCCATGGCACGTGCGCAAGGCGCGCGGGCGCAAATGGCGCTTGCGTATGAGACGGTTTACGGCACCCCGCCGGTCGGCGGCTTCACGAAGATGCCCTTCGCTAGCACCTCTCTGGGATCGGAGCAGCCGCTCCTGAACAGCGAGTTGCTTGGCTATGGCCGCGACCCGCTGGCGCCGATCAAGGATGCGGTGACGGCGGATGGCGATGTGATGGTGCCGATTGATGCCGAGGCCTTCGGGTTCTGGCTGAAG